ACCCGAGTCCGTCATATGGATTATGGGGTTGTGCTTAGTGCTTTCTTCTGGAGAAGATTTAAAAACAAAGAAAACATAACTTTCTTTGACCCTAACGAAGTACCTGACTTATACGAAGCATTTTATAACAATACAGAATTGTTTGAAGAACTTTACGTCAAGTACGAAAAGCGCAAAGACCTACGTAAAAAGGTTATGAGTGCTGAAGAAGTGTTCAAGAGTGGTATACTGAAGGAACGCACAGATACAGGTCGGATATACTTAGTATTCATTGATAATGTAATGAACCAAGGTCCTTTTGATCCTGAGTATCACACGATTTATCAAAGTAACTTGTGTTGTGAGATCTTATTACCCACACGTCCATTTAAGAGATTAGACGACGATAGTGGACGCATAGCGTTATGTACACTGGGATCTATCAACTGGGGATCGTTCCGGAACCCAGAAGATATGCGTAGAGCCTGTAGGATTCTACAGCGTAGCTTGTGTAACATTCTTGACTATCAAGACTTCTTGAGCATTCAAAGCAAGTTGTCAAACGATGAAATCCAGCCACTAGGCATTGGAGTTACTAACTTAGCATACTGGCACGCCAAACGTGGATTTAAGTACGGTGAAAAAGACGCACTAGCCGAAGTTAAGAGCTGGATGGAACATCAAGCGTTCTACCTCACAGAGGCTACTGTTGAGCTAGCTAAAGAACGTGGGCCGTGTTTAGACAGTGCTAAGACACGTTACGGTCAAGGCATATTCCCCTGGGAGTGCCGAGCTAAGGGATCAAATGATCTAACAGACTTTACTCCTGAACTTGACTGGGAACCCTTACGTGAACAAATGAAACAGTATGGTGTGCGTAATGCTACCTTAATGGCCATTGCTCCAGTAGAAAGTTCTAGTGTTGTAATTGACAGTACCAACGGCATCGAAATGCCAATGAGCTTGATCACTGTTAAGGAAAGCAAGGCAGGATCATTTACACAAGTTGCTCCAGAATATCACAGACTGAAAAACAAATATCAATTAATGTGGGAACAAAAAGACTGTGATGCATATATTAAAACAGCGGCAGTATTAGCAGCTTATGTAGATCAAAGTATCTCAACTAACACATTCTATAATCCAGCACATTTTGCTGATAGAAAAGTTCCCACTACATTAATTGCTAAAAATTTAATGCAGGCACACTATTGGGGATTGAAAACATTCTACTACAGCTTGATTAACAAAGCCGGAAGCAAAGCAGCAGCAGAACCTACTCCGGATAATCAATCACGAAGTAGTGTATATGAAGAATTAGAAGATGACTGTGAGGCCTGTAAACTATAATGGACGCTTACGACATACACCAAGAAATATTTAAAGCCTGGCAACAACTTGCACACAGGGCTGATGCTACGGCTATCAAGAAGAACTTTTCAGAAGTTCCGGTGTATGTAGATGGTAAACCGGTTAAGCGAGTAACAATAATAGACAACCAAATAACATTGGAAACAAAATGAGTTATTCAGATAAAGTAATTGATCACTATGAGAATCCTCGTAACGTAGGTAGTTTTGCTAAAGACGATCCAACAGTTGGTACTGGTATGGTCGGTGCACCTGCCTGTGGCGACGTAATGAAACTACAAATAAAGGTTGATAATGATACAGGTATTATTACAGATGCAAAATTTAAAACGTATGGCTGCGGATCGGCTATCGCGAGCTCGAGCCTCGTTACAGAATGGCTCAAAGGAAAAACACTCGACGAAGCAGGAACAATCAAAAACTCCAGCATCGCCGAAGAGTTAGCATTACCTCCAGTTAAGATACATTGTAGTATATTGGCAGAAGATGCCATCAAGGCGGCCGTTGATGATTACCGTAACCGACACAGCAACTAAACGAATTAAACAGAATTTAGAAAAGCGTGGTAAAGGCTTGGGTATTCGGTTAGGTGTAAGAACTACAGGATGCAGCGGCCTAGCATACACTATAGAATATGTTGACAGTTACATTCCTGAAAATGGGATTACTAATTATGCCCAACCAGATTTTGTAGTATTAGTTGATGCCAAGTCACTAGCATATCTAGATGGCTTAACTGTAGATTGGGTACGTAATGGACTCAATGAGGGATTTGAATTTAATAATCCCAATGAGCGTGACCGTTGTGGTTGCGGAGAAAGTTTTAGAGTATAAGGTAAAAAATGAGTAAAGAGCAATATAATTTAAAAACAAAGACAGACTACTTAGGTCGTAAGATGTTCCTGGACCCTGCTGGCCCTGTAACAATTCAACGATTTGAAGAAGTTAAGTATCAGAAGATTGCCAACTTCGAAACCACGGCACGTGGATTCTTTTGGGTACCAGAAGAGATTAGCTTAACTAAAGATGCCAACGACTTTAAAGATGCTAGTGATGCAGTTAAACATATTTTCACTAGCAACCTACTACGTCAAACAGCACTTGACAGTTTACAAGGCCGTGCACCTAGTCAAATCTTTACACCAGTATGTTCATTGCCAGAACTAGAAGCATTAATCTACAACTGGACATTCTTTGAAACTAACATTCACAGTCGATCATACAGTCATATCATTCGTAATATCTACAACGTGCCCAAAGATGTGTTCAACACTATCCACGACACAGCAGAAATTGTAGATATGGCTAGCAGTGTTGGAAATTATTACGAAGCTCTGCATCTAATTAATTGTCGTAAAGAAGTCGGCGAAAAAGTTTCGGAGAAGGAACATATCAAAGCCATTTGGTTAGCACTACACGCAAGTTATGCGTTAGAAGCATTCCGCTTTATGGTGTCATTTGCTACAAGCCTAGCAATGGTGGAGAATAAAATCTTTATTGGCAATGGTAACATTATCAGTTTGATTTTACAAGACGAGCTATTGCACAAAGGTTGGACTGCCTATTTGATTAATCAAGTAGTTAAAGAAGACCCACGTTTTGCTGAAGCTAAAGTAGAGTGTGAAGCTGAAGTATATCAACTATACTTAGATGTTATTCGTGAAGAAAAAGCCTGGGCTGACTACTTGTTTAATAAAGGTCCAGTGATTGGTCTTAATGCAAACATTCTCAAAGACTTCGTTGACTTTACTGCGGCTGCTGCATTAAAAGATATAGGTATTAAATATCATAACCCTGCTCCAAAGAGTACACCTATTCCTTGGTTTAACAAACATACTGATACTAGCAAGAAGCAGACAGCATTGCAAGAAAGCGAATCAACTAATTACGTTATCGGAGTTATGAGTGATGTGCTCGACTATGAGCAATTGCCAAATTTATAATTATGTTTAAAACTCAATTTAAAACTAAAGGACCATTTGAATCGTGGCAGACTGCCGGCAACTACGGTACAGAAGCACAGGCAATTCAAATGGCATTGCAAAAGAAAAATCAAGGCGCCATCTTAGTTAGGGTAACTAATAAGAGCGGAGCAGTTATATATTCATCATAAGGAATAAAAATGAAAGCAACTATATGGAGTAAGGTCGATTGTACTTTTTGCGAACAAGCTAAAACCTTGTTAACAGCTAAGGGTATTGAATTCGAAGAAAAGAAAATTGGAGAAGGTTTTACTAGAGAAGACCTACTAGAAGCAGTCCCAACAGCAAGATCAGTTCCTCAGATTTTTGTTGACGACACACTTGTTGGCGGATTCAACGAATTATTAGATTACTTAAAAAACTTAAAAAAGGCGTAATATGTTAATTGATAAAGGTGTATCAGTAGGTGAAGTAATCACATTTAAACTTACAAGCGGTGAAGAATTAGTTGCCAAACTAACAGCTGAAACAGATAGTTTTTACAAGCTATCACACCCACAAGTAATCGGTATGGGCCCAAGCGGTCCAGGACTAATGCCTTATTTGTTTACAGTAAGTCCAGACAAAGAAATCAAGTTAAGCAAGATCACTGTAACAGTAGCAGAAGCAACTGATCAGCAATTTGCTAAACAATTCTTAGAGTCAACTTCTGGGATTAAATTAGTTTAAATACTAATATGACAACACCTAAAATCAATCCTGCACCAGCTGCTGGCAATTCACCCAGCGGCATTTATACTCCTGTACCGCATACTCACCCGTATACGGCTATCACAGGGTTACGATTTGGGAATAATGGCAGGGTTGAACCGGTATATGATTCTGCAGATGTATATGCTAATAATCAAATTATTGCATTGTACAATGCCGCAACAGAAAAAGCAGCGTTTGCTGCTAAAACAGTACCACCAGTTACCGTTCAAGGAGCAGTCAATGACAATGATCCCCAAGGCACTGATACCTCAGCAGGAAAGGCCGAGGCAGATAGATTCCTTAAAGAAGGTAAAATTACTCAGCAAGAGTATGATGAAATCACAAAAGAAGTTCCGGCAACTGGTCAAGGCGTTGCCCCTACATCAACTGTATCTGGTAACACAATCACTGTTACAGGAACGGAGTTTTCATTAGGCACTGTGCTAACACCTGGCGGTACAACGCTAGGTACTATGATTAACAAGGTATCATTTCCTAGAACAATTGCACAACTAAGTCAAGGGTATCCGGGAATGACTCCTGCGCAGATTGTTAACAATCTAGCTAACTTTGCGCATAATATTTACGAACCATTGAAAGCTCAATATCCTAAAGCATTTATAACTAATAGTTTTAGACACGGTTCGAGTATTGGTGGTGGTCAACACGGCACAGGGCAAGCAGCTGACTTTCAATTCCGCGGAGTACATAGCAGTGAGTATTTTGACATTGCAGTATGGATGGCTAAGAACTTGCCATACGATCAATTGCTGTTAGAGTACTTGCCAGGTAAAACAGTATGGATACATTGTTCATATGCAATACCGAATTTACCATCGGGCGGTATTAAAGTTCCCGCACAAAACAAATTAGCAACACTCAACGGTGGCGCAGGAGGAAAGTTTGTTCCTAAGCTACACGCTGACATCATTGCTAACGCAAATATTAATAGAATAGTGGCCGCATAATGAAAAAGTTTCTTTGGAACGTACTAGGTTTCCTATGTTTAGGTTTAGCCTATCTTGGAGTTATCACTCCCGGATTGCCGTATAGTATTTGGGTAGTTGCAGCAGCATATTGCTTCAGCCACGGCAGCGAGCGTATGCATAATTGGATTATGAATCACAAATTGTTTGGTCCTTTCCTACGCAACTGGGGAGAGAAACGTGTCTTCCCACAGAAGATGAAATATTTTATGTTAGGTATGATGAGCCTAAGCCTGTGCATTATGATTGTCAGCGGAGTTAAACCAATAGGAATTATTAGCACAGCAATCTTTATGGCCATTGTTGCTGTTTGGGCTTGGCGCTTTCCAAGCAGTGTAGAAGAACACGATCGAAGAAAAGAACAAGGTGAAAAAATCGGATGGCTAAAATAACACTTGACCAATTGGTCAGCATTGCATTTGCAGCAGAAGAAGGTGACCCGTTTGATTGGGGTGCGTTCAAGCAAGGTAAACCAGAAGCAATGAAAATGATTGCTACTAGTATTTTAGATCAGTTCAACAAAGATATAATTACCGACGATGACGTTGTTGTTATGTTGGCTACTATTACAAAACTAGTAACAGAGAATATGATTCTACATACTAAGTTAATTGCTAGTCAAAATGCAACGACAGATAATTGATAATTTCCTGCCAGCAGCAGACTTTAAGAAAATAAAAGACTTTGTTGAAAGCACAGGATTTCCTTGGTTTTATCTATCACATATTTCTAGACCTCCTGGTTCGGATATGCCAGACAAGTATGCAATGGAAACGTTTGGATGGTATCACGATGCTTATTCAAAAACAGAAAACGTAAGATCATTTGCAGTAGATCATTTAGAACCATTGTTCAAATCACTGCAAGATAATGCTAAGACTGAAATCGAAATAATACGTGTACGGTTTGGATTAAAAACTTACAAGAAAGGTTTTACAGAGAACAACTACAATCTACCACACGTAGATTATCACTTTCCTCATAAGACTGTGATATTTTATATTAACAATTCGGATGGTGATACTAGACTGTTTGATCAAAAGTTTACAGAATTTCCTGAGCCAAACGAGTATACAGTGCAAGAACGGGTAAATCCCATTGAAAATAGGTTGCTCTTGATAGACGGTTTGCAGTATCATACAGCTAGCAATCCTATAAATAACGATAATAGAATTATTATCAATATAAACTATATCGAGAAAGGAGATAGTAATGGCACAAGGTAAACCAAAAACACAACGAGCTAGAGCAATGAGAGCAGTTCGTAAGGCACGTAGCAAATAACAAATGAAGGCGTATCAGATTATTGTAGCAGTTTTACTTGTTATTCTATGTTGGATACATTTTTATTTGTAAGGAATTGTTGTAATCCCTTCGTAGTGAAGGCGTTGCGGACGGGGGTTCGATTCCCCCCGGGTCCACCATAAGGATATATGACCAAGAAGTACAAAACAATTAGCAAAGAAGAATGGATCGAAATGATCGAGTTTTCTTTAATCTGCGGTTGTTTAACAACTTGGATTATCTACTGGTATAGATTTACTAACTAGTATCTTTATGATGGGCCCGACCGGTTTCGACGTGGCGAGATAGCGAAAGAGGCAACACAGTAGGCGATGACTGTCAATCAAGCAAAAATCGTAAATGCAAACGCAGATACATTCGACTTTAAAGCGATGAGCTTCACTGGTAACTCTGTTACTGGTTCAAGCAAAGTTGCTTTCGCAGCCTAAGAAACTGCAGGTCCGGGGTAGCTATACCTTGTAACCAAAACTAGTAATGGCACCTTCGGGTGCCATTTTTACCTGCTATAGGAATACAGAAAGTACGTAAACAAATGCCTATAGCTTATACACAAGGAGAAGTAAATGAAAAAAGCACTATTAGTAGTTTTAGCATTATTTGCATTAGTAGCACAAGCAGAAGACACAACAAAAAACTTTGGTCATATACAATACGCATATCGTAACACTATAGACGATAATGCTAATGATCCAAATAGACAAGGTGGTGGAATAAGTCTAGGACATAAGTTTTCAAATAGGTCACAGATTGACCTAGTAAGCCAGTTTAGGATACAAAACGGCAACACAACTAATACTATGGGACGTGCTGAAGTAGGAGTTACACTAAGCGAAGGTTATTATTATCTACGTGGCGCAACTGGTTTAAAAAATACCAGCACAGACAGTGTTGGGTACTATTCGATTGAACCAGGTCTAAAATTTAAATTAAACAATCAGTGGACAACTAAAGTTGGTTATCGTTTCCGAGATGCATACAATGAATCGGCAAACGATCGCACAACTACATTTAGATTGGGAGCTGATTACAATTTGGACGAGAGATCATCGTTAACTGCAATGTATGATCGATCGTCAGGTGACATTGATTTTGATGGTATTAATTTGGGCTACTATTTTAAATTCTAAGATAACCAGGTATAACAAACCCGCTTCGGCGGGTTTTATTATTAAAAAAACCTATTACGCTTATTAAAATAATTATAGCAAAAAACTATAAAAATGCTTGATTAATAGGATAATTAAATGTATAATAAAGTATCAGTGTAAACGCTGAGTTATTAAATTTCATTAACACACAGGAGAATCAAATGAAAACAATCGGTGATAAACTAACAGCATTCGCAGTAACAGGAGTCAAGCCAGGTCAACCAGCTGACCCATACTTCACAATTACAGATCAAAGCTTCGAAGGCAAGTGGAAAGTAATCGTGTTCTATCCAAAGGACTTTACATTTGTATGCCCAACAGAAATTGTGGCCTATGACAAGTTGACAAGTGACTTTGCGGATCGTGATGCAGTATTGCTAACGGGATCAACAGACAACGAGTTCTGCAAGACAGCTTGGCAAATGGCACACGCTGACTTGAAGAAAATCACTCACACACAATTTGCTGACACACAGCGTGGTGAGTTGAGCTTGGTTGAGCAACTTGGGGTGTTCTTTGGTCCAGCAGGTGCCGCACTTCGTGCAACATTCATCGTTGATCCAGAGAACGTTATCCAACACGTTACTGTCAACAACTTGAACGTTGGTCGTAGCCCAGAAGAAACACTTCGTGTATTGGATGCGCTACAAACTGGCGAACTATGTGCTTGTAACCGCACAGTTGGCGGCGAAACACTTTAATGGAAACTAGGACAAGGACCTTAGTCAAGACCATCATCTATAGGATTTGGGTCATATGCTCAACCTATGTGATGTTGTTGATAACAGGACAAAGTCTAACACAGGCCCTTGTTCCTACTATCGTTATAAACTGTGTCTGGATGACATCGTACTATCTGTATGATAGACTCTGGGCAAATATTAAATGGGGACGAAAATGAGTTTTATTGAATCAATTAAAGAAGCGTTGCCAGATTACGCAAAGGACACCAAGTTAAATCTCGATGCTGTTCTTGTGCGTAGTACACTAGATGCCGATGTTGCTATGGGTTGTGCTGTAGCCGCATTGGCCGCAACTGGTAACGGTAAAGTACTTGCTGTATTGTTAGCTGATGCTCCTGTTCACGCAGACTCGGCAATGACAGCCGCAAGCATTATGGCACAGAACAATGTATGGTATCCATATGTTGAGATGGCAGACGATCCTGCTCTAAAAGGTTTACCAGCAGGGCTACGTATGAACGCTATTGCCAGTCACGGTGGAACTACCAAGGCCAACTTTGAAGCATTCAGTCTTGCCGCAAGCATTGTTGGCAAATGTCACTTTTGTGTGAAAGCACATTATGAAACACTCAAGACAGAAGGCTATACAGTTGAACAGCTTCGTGACATTGGACGTATTGCCAGTGTTATGAATTCAGTAGCTAAAGTGTTAAACAGTTGATAAATACTTGTCAGGAGGACACAACCATGAAACAGCAAAAGCTATTAGCTAAACTGTACAGGGCTTGCGTCGACCATGATACAGAAACGGTTTCCGAACTGCGTAAAAAAGAGTTCGCTAAGATACTGAAACACAAGGCCGAAGGTAAACCATTTACAGCTAAGTGGGTACTAGTAAGGATTTAATGTTGTAACACAACCGTAATCTTTGTAACACAATACTGCGATAAATATTGGTATGACGCCAAAAACTTATCGCAGTATTTTTATTAGTGATGTGCATTTAGGCACACGTGACAGTCAAGCTGACAAGCTCAACAACTTCCTTAAACATAATACTTGCGAAACACTTTATCTCGTAGGAGATATATTAGATGTGTGGCGCATACAACAAA